CCCTCGCTGGTCGCGGGGCTGATCTGTTTATCATTGATGACCCACACTCTGAACAGGATGCTAAACTTGGACGACCTGATGTCTTTAAGCCTGCTTGGGAGTGGTTTCAGTCTGGCCCTTTACAGCGTCTTATGCCTGGTGGTGCGATAATTGTTGTAATGACGAGGTGGTCTAAGCTTGACTTGACTGGTGAGATTGTGAACCAGATGATTAAGAATGACGACGTAGATAACTGGGAGGTTGTAGAATTTCCAGCAATATTAACGGATAAGAACGGAGATGAACGAAGTTTATGGCCTGAGTTCTGGCCACTAGAAGAATTAAAAGCTAAGAAGGCAGCACTTGATATTAGGTATTGGAACTCACAATACTTACAAAACCCAGTATCAGAAGAAGGTGCGCTGATTAAAAGAGAGTGGTGGAAGATATGGGAAAAAGAAGATCCACCAGAATGTGAATTTACGATTATGAGTTTAGATGCTGCCCAGGAAGCGAATAATAGAGCGGACTACAATGCGCTCACCACTTGGGGCGTCTTTTTTAACGAAGAATCCAATAACTATAATATAATACTATTAAATGCAATTAAAGAACGACTTGAGTTTCCAGAGCTCAAAGAGATGGTACTTCGTGAGTACAAAGACTGGGAGCCAGATGCATTCATGGTTGAAAAGAAATCTAACGGTGCCGCGCTCTATCAAGAAATGCGCAGGATGGGTTTGCCTATTGGTGAATTTACACCGGGCAAAGGGCAAGATAAGATTAGTCGAGTCAACGCAATTTCTGATTTATTTAGAAGTGGTATTGTCTGGGCACCTGATCATAGATGGGCACACGAAGTAATTGAGGAATGCAATGATTTTCCTAGTGGTGCAAATGATGACTTGGTGGATAGTACAACACTAGCATTAATGAGGTTTAGACAAGGCGGGTTTATTAGGTTACCAAGTGATGAGCCTGAAGATATACCAGGATTTAGAAGTTCTCGAAACAGATTATATGCAATTTAAGGAAATAAATTATGGCAGACAATGTAGATAAAAGTTTATCACAAGCACCTAAAGGGCTAGAAGAATTAGCGATGGGTCAACCAGACCTTTCTATTGAGATTGAAAACCCAGAGAGTGTAACGCTTGATGACGGAAGCATGGAAATTACAATCATTCCAGGTAAAAATGTTGCTGGCGATGAATTCAATGCTAACTTAGTAGACGATATGGATGAAGGTCAGTTGACTGAGTTGTCAGGTGATTTACTTGGTGAGTACGATGCTGATATTAATTCAAGAAAAGATTGGTTAACTACTTATGTTGATGGCCTAGAGTTACTAGGTTTAAAAGTAGAAGACAGAACAGAACCGTGGCCCGGCGCATGCAATGTGTACCACCCCTTGATGACAGAAGCGCTGGTTAAGTTCCAAGCTGAAACTATGATGGAGACATTCCCCGCTGCAGGCCCAGTTAAAACAGTCATCGTTGGTAAGCAAACAAAAGAAAAAGAAGACGCTGCTGAACGTGTAAAAGATGATATGAATTATCAGCTCACGGACATGATGCCTGAGTATAGACCTGAACATGAACGTATGCTATGGGGTTTAGGTTTATCTGGTAACTCATTTAAAAAAGTTTATTATGACCCTAACATTGAACGCCAAGTATCGATGTACGTTCCTGCTGAAGATATCGTAGTTCCATACGGTGCATCTAATTTAGAAACAGCAGAACGTGTTACTCATGTAATGCGTAAAACAAAAAATGAATTACATAGATTACAAGTTGCAGGTTTTTATCGCGATGTAGATTTAGGTGAACCGTATTCAGATATTGATGAAGCTGAAAAGAAAATTGCAGAGAAATTAGGATTTAATCCAACGGAAGATGACAGATATAAAATTCTTGAGATGCATGTCAATCTTGATTTAGAAAATGGTGATAGTGAAGATGGCATTGCACTACCTTATGTAATAACAATTGAAAAAGGTACGGGTACTATATTAGCGATTCGTCGTAATTGGAATCCAGACGATAAATTAAAAGCTAAGCGTCAACACTTCGTTCACTACGGATACATACCAGGATTTGGTTTTTACTGTTTTGGTTTAATTCATTTAATTGGTGCGTTTGCTAAGTCAGGCACGATGATACTTCGTCAGTTAGTTGATGCAGGTACACTAGCTAATTTACCAGGTGGTCTTAAGTCTCGTGGTCTACGCATTAAAGGCGATGATACTCCGATTGCACCAGGTGAATGGCGCGACGTAGATGTACCAAGTGGTGCAGTGCGTGACAACATCTTACCGCTTCCTTACAAAGAGCCAAGCCAAGTTCTAAATCAATTGATGAATCAAATCATTGAAGAAGGACGACGTTTTGCATCAGCGGCTGATATGAAAGTATCAGATATGTCTGCTAACAGCCCAGTGGGTACTACATTAGCTATCTTAGAAAGAACTCTCAAAGTAATGAGTGCAGTACAAGCGCGTATTTACTATGCAATGAAACAAGAGTTTAAATTACTTAAAGGTATTATTCGTGACTACACACCAACAGAGTATTCGTACGAACCTGAAGTAGGTAATCGCCGCGCTAAACAATCTGATTATGATAACGTAGATGTTATTCCAGTGAGCGATCCTAATGCTGCAACGATGTCACAGAAAGTCGTTCAGTATCAAGCTGTAATGCAAATGGCTCAAGCTAATCCACAAATCTACGACCAAGTAGAACTTAATAAACAAATGTTAGAAGTGCTTGGTGTTAAGAATATTAACAAACTTATTCCGTCATCTGATGACCAAACGCCAAAAGACCCTGTGTCAGAAAATATGAACATCATTAATGGTAAACCTGTTAAAGCATTTATTTATCAGGATCATCAAGCACATATTCAAGTGCACATGACGGCTATGCAAGATCCTAAGATTCTACAAATGGTAGGACAAAATCCTCAAGCAGGCGCAATTCAAGCAGCAGCTATGGCACACATTAATGAACACGTAGCGTTTGAGTATAGAAAACAACTTGAAGAGCAATTAGGTGTTCCACTACCTAAACCCGATGAAACATTACCAGAAGATATAGAGTTTGAATTATCTAAGGTTATGGCGGAAGCCGCTAAGAAACTTGCTGCTAAATCTGCTGCCGAAGCTCAACAAGAACAAGCTCAACAACAGCAACAAGATCCGATTATACAAATGCAACAACAAGAGTTACAACTTAAAGCTCAAGACTTGCAAATTAAACAACAAAAAACTATGGCTGATATTCAAGCAGAGCAACAAAGACTTGAACTTGATAAAATGCGTATTGAATCACAAGAACGTATTGCAGGCGCTAATTTAGGTGCTGACACTGTGATGGCTAATAAAGAACTAGAAGCTAAACAGATTATGGAAGGCGCTAAGCTTGGTATACAAGCTGTACAAAATAAACAAAGGAATCAACAACCTCAGGAGTAAACCATGGATCAATCGCTAGAGCTATTATTGTCTCGAATAGAGGATCAGCGCAAAACAGTATTAATAAATTTAGGAGACGGGGCAGCAAAAGATTATGCTTCGTACACTAATATGACAGGATATATACGAGGTCTATCCGTCGCAGAAAGTATTATAAAAGACCTTGCACAAAAAATGGAGACATTTGAAGATGAGTGACATACTCACAATGAATAAGAACATAGTTGATGCAAGCGGTCGGCCAGTTTATATTCCAAGCGTAGATGCAGTAGCAGTAGATGATATACCAATTGAAGAACGAGGTTTACAGTTACCTGAGCCTAAAGGATACAAGATACTTTGTGCAATTCCTGATGCGTCAGAAACATATAAAGGTGGTATTGTAAAAGCAGATTCAACTAGAACTATAGAAGAACATTCAACTGTAGTTTTATTTGTAGTAAAAGTAGGTGACCTAGCTTATAAAGATGAGACTAGATTTCCTACAGGTCCATGGTGTAAAGAGGGTGATTTTGTTTTGACACGTGCATACGCAGGTACAAGATTTAAAATCCACGGAAGAGAATTCCGCATTATTAACGACGATACAGTCGAGGGGGTTGTTGAAGATCCTCGTGGCTACACTCGCGCATAAGGAGTAATATATGGCTGACGTAAAAGATGGAGATATTGTTTTTGAATATCCAGATGATGATGAAATACCAGGTAGTAAAGTATCTGATGAAAAAGAAGTTGAATTAAAAGAAGCAGCACCTAAAAATGAAGTTAAGGTAGAAGCTAAGGGAGATGATATTGATCTTGAAATTGAAGACGATATTCCAGCTGCGGATAGGGGCAAAGAACCTTTACCTAAAGAAGTAGTAGAAGAATTAGAAAAAGATAATTTAGAAGATTATTCTGAACGTGTTAAACAACGTATGGCTCAGCTTAAAAAAGCATATCATGACGAAAGACGTGATAAAGAAGCTGCTGATAGAGAACGTCAAGAAGCTATTCGTTATGCACAACAAATTACAAACGAAAATAAGAAGCTTAAAACTACTTTAGAGTCAGGTGAATCAACTTATATTGAAACACTTAAAAATTCTCTTGAAAGTGAGCTTGCTTTAGCTAAAGAATCTTACCGTAAAGCCTATGATACAGGCGAGACAGAGAGTATAATTGATGCACAACAAAAGATGAATGATGCTCAATTTAGACTGTCACAAGCTAAACAATATGAGCCTAGATTTAAAAATACTTTACAGGAACCCGAAAATCCTGTATATATACAACAAAATCAAACTCAAATTCAAAAACCAGACGATAGAGCTTTAAAATGGCAGGAAAAAAACGATTGGTTTGGTAAAGATGAAGAAATGACAAGCCTTGCATTAGGCTTACATGAGAAATTAGTTAGGAGCGGGATCAGTCCTTCTTCTGACGAATATTACCGTCGTATAGATAGTACGATGCAGAAACGATTCCCAGAAAACTTTGGGGATGCAACGCTAGACGAGGACCAACCCGCCCAGCGCACTAAACCTTCGACTGTAGTTGCCCCGGCAACGCGTAGTACCGC